CACGTTTTGCGGCTTCTTTCAAACCAAGGTTTGTGAGAGCCGTAGAAATCGCCGCAGCACCATCTGATTTGATATCGGCAAATGGGTTTGTACGGCTCAGTGTCAGTTTTTGAATGGCCTTTAAAACCTGAGTCATATCGTTAATGTCGAGCGCCAAACCTGCTGACTCTACAATATGCGCTAACTCTTCCTGCATAGCGTTAAACGCTGCTGCCCGCATCCTCGTTGCGGCAATACCAGCAGCAACACTTCCATCAGTATATTTGCCATCCTGCGTTGCAGTGGCTTCGACTTGCCCGATTCGGAGCATAGTTAATCCTCACTTAGTGTTAAGCGATAAAATCAGAGGGGGAAATATCAGTTATGAATAATTGAAAATGATGTTCAGATGGGATGGGGCAATTTTGTTGATTGAACACTCCAGTTGTTTATTGCCCCACGATGCGAGCGGATCGCCGCAGTAGGACGCGCCAGCAAGCGAATACTTGATCGTTGTTTGTGGCGCATTTATCCGCCAGGTAAATGGCCACTCGTCGCCGTTAAGCGCATCACCGCATACTGACATGCCACTCATAGCGGGCCGGAACTGTGTGATAGTGATGGTATAACCAAGAGCTGCAGCCACCCGGATGTAATAATCGCGGTTCAGACCGCCGGTGCTGATTAACTTTGCCACCACGGAGCGCTGGCGATCGCTGACGCCACCGGATTCACCAATCGCGCAATCATCGGGTAACCCCAGAGAGGTTTCCCATTCAGGCAGCATTACCGTCGCCGTAGGCGGAAAAGCGCCGGTAATCAGGTTTTGCGCATCGCTGTCAGAACGCTGAAACGCGCTGCCCAGTGCCCGTAATACCGCAGCCTGTACCGTTCTTTGCGACCGGGGCCACGCCCTGCCCGTCGGTAGCAGCGCGCCAAGCGCACCGGCATAATCAGTTTTTGAAAAGAGGCTCATACAAAATTCACCCCGCCAAGCACCGGAATTTCGCCAACAGCAAAGGTGATATTGGCCGTCGGAGAGTTAAGAATATAGCCCGTCGTGCCGCTAACACCGCCGATACTCCCGTTAATATCAGAGAGGTAAACTTTCCCGGAACCATCAGGGTTAGCTTCATCAAAAAACAGCGCCGTCAGCGCGTCTTTTATACCCTGAACTGTGGTGCTGTCGGCATTTTTGATCCCGGAGATTTCAATATTTATGACTTTCTTGATCGGGGAACATACGAAAACAATGGCAGTGCCTGTCTGCTGCGGATAGATGTGGTCGGCGACAGCGAGCTGGTCTCCGGTGGCTTTAACAGCCCCCCAGTCCTCAAGTTGGGATATTCCGTCGGTACCGACCGGAAACCCACCATTGTCATTCCGATCACACATGATATACACGCCAACGGTCCCGGCCCCGTTAAGACGCCGCTTTACCCACGCGCGGGTGACGCCCGAAACCTCAAGCGCCCATTTTTTATAATCGGCATCGCTTCCACCCTGAGGCGGATTCTGCCATGCCAGCAAGCCACGACTGCGAAAGTCCTCTTCCGTTTCAATATCGGCTCCGCCGGTCGCAGCGGACAGTAACGTTACCTTTGGATCCACGCCAGCAATATTCGCGTCCAGGGTCATTATGGTCCCGGCATCAGCGTTACCGCGCGCGCCTCCACCCGTTACATCACTGGTAATATCCGGCAGGATGGCCGTCACCGCGACGACACCAAATCCATCTGCCTGAATTTTAAGTTCTGCATCCGTCCGGTACTGGTATACGTCCCCGCGGTTAATGATCGATCCAGCAGGGATAATTCTGTCAGCACTGCCACTGGCCTGGGCCGCAGGCGACTTCGCCGCAGCTGCTGGTTTTCTGAATACCTGCTTAAGGGCCATCCACCCGGCGAGATACTCATCGGTAGAGGTAAACGGGTTTGTCTGCAGGGCAATATAGTCAAGGTAGGCGTAATGCAGATGCCCCATTCCCGCATCCATGTCAGCCAGTACCTTCAGGTTCGCGAAGCGCAGGAGCGCACCAACATTCTCAAGCTCCGCCTGCATAAATTTCCGGTTTCCGTCGCGGAGTTCGCTCAGCGTCGGTCGTTTAAACGGCATATTAACGTTGCTCCCATATCCAGTAAAACCTGAATTCCTGCCAGTCCTTCCCCGGTGCCTGATAGCGGATAATGAGATTGAGCCGGTCAGGCAGGACAATCCTGGCAACAGGAATAACCTCGCTGACAACGCCATCAACCTTTAACCAGTTGAGCGCTTCACTCGAATACTCCTCCGCTTTTTTTGCTACATCCGGGGTCAGTTTTTGCCGCCGTAGCAGCCACAGCCGGGATCCCAGTTGGGATTCCTCCCCGGAATCCCCCCACCAGCCGCGGCGATCGCTGTCCTCATAATCATCGTCAGCGCGCGCCAGCCTGTCAGTAAACAGGCTGTCCAGTATTGCAGTCTGTAAATCGTTCCCCGTGGTGAGTTCACCAAGCCCTTTCTGCCAGTCAGCAAACATCTCATCCACATTCCAGAATGAAGCGATGTCACTCATGTCACCTGATCCTCTGTTTTTTGGCTGCGGATATTGTCATTGCCACTCTGGGCATTTTTAACCACATGATCGTGGTCATTATGTGCATCCCGCAGCTCTTTCAGTGTTCGGGTATTGGTTTCACAGTTATCAACAATGTCACCCGTGCATCTCAGGATCGGGGTATTTGCAAGGATCCCCTGGCTGGCATTGATGGTCACGTTAGTGGCGTTATTGACCTCAACATCCTGGCCCTTTGCATCCAGGAAGATCCCCTTCTCCGTCAGGAGAATATTAAGGCCCCACTGGTTATACATGACCGTTTCGCCCGATTTCAGGCCTGTATGACGGAACCCCTGATGGTTGGACGCAATTACCACCGCGCTGGAACGATCGCCGCCAATAAAAGCCAGAACCACGTCAGTCCCGGCAGGCAGGCCGGATGAAAAGCCAAATTCTGCCATCCGCGGTGCGCTGGCCACCTCCAGCGGAGTCTGGTACTGGATTGACTGCACCACCCCACCATCTTTCATAGCCGTGATCCGGCCAATCCCCAGCATGCCGGCGATCCTGGTCGCTGCATGTTTAAAGAGTTGCTTCATGTATTAAATCCCGCCAGGTTCTGGTAGAAGGCATATGGCTGAACGGTGAATGCTTCAGGCGGCATCAGCGTCATGCGTGCATGGGTGCCGTAGTCATCGCGCATATAGGTGACTTCTGCCAGTAGCAATTCAGTCTCCGGCAACCGTAACGTTGGAAGGTCAACGGGGATCAATGTGTTTGGTTCCCACAGTTTCCCGTCTTTATCCCGCCATGAATCGATGGTGACTGAGAGCTGTTTTGAACGTCCGTACCGACGGTTCATTTCCCAGTCGATCGCACTTTGTGCCTGTTGAGTAGCCATCAGGGTACTTTCCACAATCGATATATGTTTTCGGTACCGCATACGGGCGGCCTCCGGATCTCTCGCCGTTGCCAGAGTCACAGCGTCATAGGCCGTATCAGGCGAATACCCTGCAATTGGAGAAACGCTCATTGATACACCGACATAATCTGAAAACCTGTCGGCCATCGATTTGCGGTAGTACGCCTGTTCGACATTGACCCCTTCGGCTATTCCACTCGCCGCACGACGTGTTCCCACCCGGGTCAGTAACAAATTTCCATCTGGCTGATCGTAGTAAAGCAGAGCAGACCATCTGGCCACCCGATCGATGACTTCTTGCGGAGACTCCCCCCAGTTCAGAGTGAACTGGGGAACCTTCACAAGTTCATCAACATCCGTGGTTACGGTGATGCCGTAGTGGGATGCAAGCCGGGAAGCAATCTCAAGTGCATTACTGGCATTAATGGCGTTGTTAGGCCACTCGGCTGAGCAATCCACCAGGTCCTGACATTTGCTCCTGCCCGTGGCACGGACCTCATGGCGGGAACGCGATAATGCAGGCTCCCAGTCATCCACATATCCCGTCAGCGTCAGATCATCTCCGATACGAACCTCACAGGACATGCCCTCTTCAACGAGCTGATGCTCTTCGTTGCCAGGGAAGTAATCCATCAGCCCAAGATCGAAATCAGAGGGAAAACGCTCAATCCCCCGCGTTACACGGACAGAATCCCACCCCTCGATGATTTTGCCGTCGACCGTCAAAGAAACGACATCCAGATCGCTGTCTGCATTCATTGCCTCAGTACCTTCATGGTTGTCGGCATAAACGCCGGATGGGGTACGCGCGCTTCCTGCACCAGTTCATCTGCACGGGTGGCATCCTGGTATAATCGGTTTGCCAGCGTCAGCGCCGGAAGCGGCTGAGCGGTGGTAACCTGAAGAAGCTCGCTCAGACCAGAAGCGCGCTCACTCATCGTGGAAAGGAATGCCGATCTGACGGCGAGAAGCGCGTTATACGTATCATCGTCAGCGCGGTCTCCAGCCAGAACCAGCGCCGTATCCAGTTGCACAGAAACTCGTTGAGTTAGCTCTTCTGCCTCGTCTGTACTGGCAGGTCTGGAGTCCGCAGCTGCACTGGCCATGGCACCAGTACATAGCACAACAATCAGCGTGTTCATGGTCGCCGAAATCGCTTTGCTGCTGTCGGACTGCTGGTACTCCGTGCTGATTGAATTAGCCAGTTTTTCCAGCGCCGTGATTCGGTCATTAACGCTGCCGGCGCTGTTAAGAATGGCGTTTACCACGTCGGCAACGCCCTGGACAAACTCATCAGGTGTGTTCGAGCTGCTAAGCTGGCTCGACCTGTCAGTAACATTTTTCCGGTCCATTACCGACTGGACTGTTACCTTGTCAGCCAGTGCTCTCTCATCATCCACATCAGCAACTGACGATTTGCCAGCAACAGCAGAGGAACTACCACCCACAGAGCCTTTACTGTAACGTCCGTACCGGGTATTTCCGAACGTGGAGTTCAGGACATTGCTGAGATTCGTTACCTGACTGATAGTACTGTCAACCATGTTGGTCCAGAACGTGACCGTGCCTCTGATGGTGTTTATAGCCTGTGTGACACCGCGGATTTCACTTTTAACCCTGGCAATCGTACTCAGCACAGCAGTGCTGACCAGTTTCAAATAGTTGGTTTTCACCGTGGCACCGGCAACGGTACTGCCCGTGACAGCAAACACTTTAAGCCCTGATTCAATTGCCATCAGGGTAAATTCAAATACTCGCCCGTTCTCCATCGACCCGGAAATACGCAAACCATTCTCAGGGATGGAAACCGTTAATTCGCCCAGCGTCGGATGGACAAGCGTACCGCTACCTTTTTGTTCACAGGCTTCAATCAGTGACTGGCGCTGTGTGATAGCATCGCCGCCGCCGTAAACCTGGCTGTTCTGAATCAAGAAACCGCGAATAACAAATCGCCGTGTTGCCCTCCCGATATCCTCTATCCAGGCTGTATCACGGTAGGGATATTCATGTACCGCCTGGCGTCGACCGTGGCTCCCTTCCTCAGCAACAATTGCAAATGGCACGCCTCTGAATGAGCTGGGCCGTAACTGCCCCTGCCAGTCATCGCTGGCATCGCCGCCCATCAGGGATGTTATTGCATTCTGGATAATTGGCATCTCACCTCCGGAAATAAAAAACCGCCATATATCGGCGGTTTTTGTTTTAACTTATTTATGTCACATTGCTGAATTTAGCTCAGATAATTTTTTCTTCATCGAGTCAGTGTCTGATGCAGGGAATGAAATAAGTTTAGTATCGGAAAGATAAATATCTACTGGTGCACCTGTAAACACTAATCCATTAAAATATTTCTTACCCTCTTCTGTTTTTGGTTGAATTATCCCGCTGCTCTGCCCAAGGCAAATAGATATCATTTTTACATATTTTCCTGCGATTTTTGCTGGAGAAACATCTCTTATTTTGGGGTTGCTGTATTCATGTACACCATAGCACGAGGATTCAGCATCGGTGTTTGGTCGAAAATCAAGAATTGATACCTGACCAGTTGACGAGTTTGTAACAGCGAGAGCAAACTCAAAATCATCCATACCTCTGCTATCCTGCTTCAGTGTTGGTATGCCATTGGGATACACCCACTTGGCTAAACTCTGCGACTGAGCAGCAAAAGGTATAATTAAAAGAGATAGAGACAAGTAAGCTGTAATCTTTTTCATAGGAATATCCAAACGCTGTGTTGAATTAAAATCTTACATTCACACCTTATACCATCATCTTTTAATAAGCCATGGGTAACGTTATCCGTCCGCCATTCTGAGTACTGAACTCCTTCCTGCCACCTTTGCCGTCGACCATGGTGATTTCAAGCTTCATCTTCTGATCTTCAACAGCGCTTTTAAATGAGCTGGTAAGCTTATCGGCAAAAGCCTGATTTTGGTCTGCGTTAGGCTGGGTGGGCTGGATAATCCCCGTGCCTGTCGATTTATTATTAACCTCAATATCTGGGGAAGCCGAATCATCACCAGGTTGAACAGGTCGGTTGATACCGATACCAGCTGATTTCTCATTGGCTTGGTTTTCAGGGATAGCATCGCGGGTTAGTGGTTCTTCATTAATTATTTTCTGATAGTGTCCAAGAACCGCCCCAGGATAAGCTTGGTTCTGCAGCCCCCAGCGGCTTGTATCATAACCCCCGTTGTAATAACGAAGCGCCAGCGGGATATTACCACCAGAATTTTTCAGGTTTTCGGCCATGATTTGTGCCCCGGCCATAATGTTCTGACGTGGATCAGTCCAGTCTGTAACCCCAGTCGAATTAAAATTTGACGGCATAATTTGCATCAATCCTTTCGCACCTGCTCTACTGGTAGCTTGAGGATTTCCACCAGATTCCTGAGTCATAATTGCTTTCAGCAGACGGGGATCAACACCGTATTGCAGGCCAGCTTCATTCAGTAAGTCATCATACTGGCCATTCTGGCGGTAAGGCACATATTTGCTCCCGGCAGTCCGTGGGGCTGTTACTGCAGCCATGTCATTTTGCAACTGAATCGCAGAATCTGCCGCGCGGTAATTTGCATCGTACCGCTTTCTTACAGCATCAGTCATAAAGCCCGCGTCAACCTGTCCACGTTCGCTACGGGGTAAACTGTTATAAAGTGCCTTATCGTTCTGAATTCGTCGTAACTTTGCAGCATCCTCGCTGTTGATAAAACCGAGAGCATGAGACAGCCCGGTAAAGTCACCGTTGGTGAACAGGTCAGTAACACCTTCGAGGCCGTCTTTGACTGAACCATCCGATAGAACGGTCTTAAGTGCCTTGTTTTTTGAACGTTGCCACAGCCCATCCCAGGACGCGCTGAGCTCATTCATTGTGCCGTTCACTTCACTCAATTGCTGATTCAGTGCCGGATCCACAGTCAGACCAAATTCATCAGATTTTGCCAGCAGCTTTTTCATGCGCTCACCTTCACGCATTAGTGCCAGCATTTCGGGTGTCATCCCAAGCGCATCAGCGGCGGATTTCTGCTGTTCAGGTCGCAAGGTTGGAAAAATTTTTGCGATAGACTCCAGTGTTTTAAGGGTATTTACTGAACCATCGCTGTTTTTTTGGATTTGCGCACCAATTTGCGCCATCGCGGCCATAACCCCCTCATTTTTACCGCTCGCAGCCTCATTGAATGCTTTGAAAATACCCTCTATCGATGCATTAGCGCTCTCGCTGTCTGCTCCAAGAATACGCATTGCCCCGGAAAGTCGGGTAAAATCGTCGACGCGCATCCCCGCATTTTTTGCAGACACATCAAGATTGTAGGCCTCTCGCGATGCCTCCCGAAAACCATAAGCGACCTGTTTCAGCCCGTAGCCGGCAGCACCAACCAGCCCCAGTGTACCCATCTTGCCCGCGAGCTCCCCCACCATTTTCAGCGGGGGAACCATATCGCCGATGTACTGCACGTTATCCCGCGCGCTCTTCGACATATTCTCGAGGCGAGAAATAAAACCGCTCAGTCCGTCGGCTGTTTCCTGACCGCCTAACTTGAGCCCTTCTTTAGTTTTATCTAGCTTCGGCTCCAGGTCACGGACAGCCTCATTAATGCGGTCTATAGCCTCGCTAACCTGGTCGCTGGCCACCAGCTCAAAATCAAAAGAATTACTCATCGTCGTCAGGTTTCCTAATCTTGTTTATCCGGGATGCCTGCGCCACCCACCATTTCAGCCGGGCGCGGGTCATTCCCCACGCCCTGTCCTCAGACCAGCGGAAATAGAAGGTGACGTCAGCGGCCATTTCCTGCCAGGTTGTCAGGGCTTCCAGGTCAAAAAACTGAGCAGATACTCCTCACACTTACGGAAGTCGAGAAAGTCCATCGGCTGCAGCACGCTTTCACGCGTACCGGAAACCAGCGCAATAAGCAGGCGCATCGCCGCAAGTGTCGTTGACGCAGCCTGTTTCTCATAAAACTGCTCCGCCTGGCTCAGCGTGGGGGCCTTCAGCTCCAGCTGTGTATAAGTGGTCTTCTCCGCAGCATCATCCAGCGCTACGGTTAATGGAATGGTTTTAACGCGTTCAATCTCAGCCATCTTAGTTCTCCGTTACGTCTCGGCCTTCCCAGCGAACATCAAATACTGCATCTTCGCTTTCCACTTCCTGGACATTCACCGTCCAGAGTGAACGGCCAATGATAGTTTTCCCGTTAGCCAGCTCGGCGATCACGTTGACGTTCGTCTGCTGGTTAAAGCCCTGCACATTCGTTCCGCCACTGTCACGCAGTCGGGCAGAAATATATGGCGCCACAGGTTTTTCCTTATATCCGTGCACACCATCCATCCCGGTCAGGGTGGTACGGTTTACGGTGGCAGCCTGGTATTTAAACGAGCCCTCCACCATTACCGTCACACCGTTAACAGTGACATAGGCGGTTCCCGCCAGGCGGTTAGTAGTATCACCTGCCATCAATTAAGCTCCTGTTGATTCAGCCCGCGTGCGGAACTGATTGAGCAGCGCGAAAATGCGCAACTGGTTCATGAGTGTTCCTGGCCACAGCACATCGACGCGGTTCGGATTTTTGGCGTTCTGCTCGACGATGATGTTTTTTGCGAATGCCTCCGCATCCTGCGCATAACCGTTCCATACCAGAGTCTGGTACTCGGCAATCTGATCGGCCTTGATAATGTTTGGCGTGACGATCGCCGCGCCAGGTGCAAATCGGGTCCCGTCCGCAGCAAGCTTCATGCGGCCAAACTTGCTGGTCACTGCCGTGCGCAGGTAGCGGGTCACAAACATCAGGCTGAACAGCGTCTCCACTTCCAGATAACTGTCATCTGCATCGCCATAGCTGTTTTTCTGGTAGGTGGTGATCAGGTTTTCAATGCGCACAGTGCCATCGTCATCGACCGTAAATGTCGAAATGCCGCTGTACAGCAGATTGTTACGCTCGGTCAGCTCAAAGCGATCCTGCAGTTCTGGCGCAAGTACCCCCTGAACAGCCAGCGACTGTAGCGGGCGGCCAGGGTCATTACGCAGACTCACCGCCGCTGCGCCGGTGTAAGCTGCAGACCATGCCCAGGAAGGGGACGGCGATTTATTTACGCCCAGCAGGGTCTCATGCTGGTTATTGCGCAGATCACCTTTGGTACCTAGCTGGGCGTAAGTCCCGGTGGTGGTACCAAAGGAATGGCCATAAAGCTGCTTGTCCCATGCCCAGCGACCGCCAGTGTCTGACAGGAACGCCTTCATCACATTCAACGAGGTTGTATCGTCGTAAGGGTTGATGATGAAGTCGAATGTCCGATCCTGCAGGTTAGCCAGCGCGCCGGTAATATCCGGAGCCCCGGCTCCGTTAGACATAGCAGTAATCGTCAGTTCCAGGCCTGCAGGTGTCGACTCGCCTCCCGGTAAGCCGAGGAAGTTCAGGCGAATGTCGATCCCGTTACCCGTAGCACCAAGGTTCTTCGCGGTCAGGGTTACGGTATCCGTAGCCGCGCTGGCGGTTACAGGTAGCGTGGTTTTTGCGTTAATCGCCGCTGCCAGAGAGGTGGCGATCGCTGCCACCGTATCTGTTGCTACAACGGTCAACTGAATGCGCTCACCAGCAATATAAAGGGAGATCACTCCGGTTGCCGTCGGTGCGCTGCTTACTTTAATGGTGCCGGTTGCAGCCACCATGGAATCGGAGTCTTCCTCCAGCGGCAGGATCCAGACTTCGGCTGCGGTATCATTCTTCTGATACGCCGCCATCATGGCCTGCAGAATTCCCCCTTTTCCGGTCAGCTCACCGACGGTATCCGATGAGGAAACTCGCTGCGGAATACCTGGGGGGGTTGAGCCGGTACTGAGCATCCCACCGATAAGCAGGGTGCGCTGCGTGGCAGTGGCGTTATTCGCCATTGAGTTATCAAACTCAACGAAGAAAAGCCCTACCCGCAGGTTATCGGGAACACGAGCGAAAGGTACGGTCATTCATTTTCTCCCGCTTTTTTAGGTAAGGATTGTTTCTCTGGCGCGCCCTCATCCTTTTTAGAGAGGATCACGTCCCCATCGCTCAGACGGCGACGCCAGAAAATATTGTCAGGTACTTCAGCACCCTCTTTAGGCAATGGGATGCCCTTGACGGGGCAGCGAACGCTGAGCCCGTTGTTCGGCTTAACAAACATGGATTACTCCTGAAGATTGAGGCTGATACCCGGTTTAACAGTGCCGTCTGGCATGTCGACCGCAATATCCATGCCCTCAAGGGGAACCGACTGGACAGGATAAAAATCTTCCGGCCCCTGGTAATGCTCTATGTCGATCTCAAAAAGAAGCTGCCCCATATGGGCCTCTCCTTCTGAATCAACATTGATGGTTGAACGAACTTCCGCGTATTTCTGAATGTTCCGCGTCAGTTCGTAGCTGTTGATCACCGCGCGCTCCACCTGCTCGCGAAGGCTTTCAAGCGCCAGCTCTGCCCGCATGGCTCCATCATCCACTGTATCGCCGTCATACTCCTGAACGCGCCCGGTAATCCTGACAGTGGTGAGGGTGGTAAAAGCAGGGGTATTACGCCCCTGTGATTTTTTCTGTTCAAAAGGCGTCTGAACCAACAACACAGGATACATATCAGGTGAAGTTGACCAGTCGCGTGGTGAGAATACGCGGTCGCCCGCGCTGGTTGTCCCGGTTAGTGCAGTGACAACCATTTGCCGTATCGCTGCTGCATTCATCGCGGTTTTACCACATTGAGGACAAGACGAGATCCGCCATGACTGTCGGGCTCGACGTTTGACACAACAAATAACTGATTGATGATGTGACCACCGACCGTCTTTATAAATACCCGGTCAGATACAGCAGGTTGCGATTTACCCAGCTTGCGAAATTCAGCATCGCGCACACCCAGCATCGGGCTGGAGGTGTTAATTTCTGAATCGCCATCAAGGTTTTCAGCAACCTGCGCATAACCACGGTCAAAAATCCCGTTAATTGTAAAAGGAGTACCGTTACGTGGACGGTACTCGTGCTCATCGCCAAAGACATCATGCAGCGGACTCAGAAGATGAGAATCCCAGTCCACGCCCATGTCATTACCCTGTCGTAACTGAAACTGATGGCTGAGAAGCAAGAACTCGCTTACGAAGCACATCAACATCAGCAATAACGCCGGACTGCAGAAGACGCTCAGCATCTTTGCCGGTTACAGGGATGCGCATATTTTCGCGGTACATCTCCCCGTCATGACGAATGCAATTCCCTTTCAACACCACATACTCCTGCGATTCAGTGTCTTCGGATTTTTCGTCACCACCATCGTCATCAACAGGCGATTCGGAATCATCTGTTTTGCTCAAAGGCTGTTTTTCCTGGGTGTTATCGCCCGCATTCAGGTCGTCAACGCTCAGGCCGTCTTTGGCAGATCCTTCTGCATTCAGATCATCAGCCAGCCCGGTATTAGGTTGTTTTGCCATATCAGACCACCGTTGCGCAGAGGGATGCATTTACCCGGCTCGGAATAACCAGCGGGGAGGATTGCATCAGGATAAGACGCTGGGCTGGATCTTCTTTCACCCAGGATTTTGGCGCATAGGCCAGCGGACCGTAGTTGAAAGCCGGGTCCAGGATAACGCCAAAGGCGCGGGTCCCCATCAGATCGGCACCACTCATAATGACAGCGCCATCGGGGATCATAGGCTTCTCGACGTTGTCCAGCGGGTCAATAAACCAGTCGTTATATAACCAGAGGTCAAAATTACCCCAGCGCCCTTTATAAATTGCGCCCTTCATCGCCTGTGGGCCGGCGTTAATCTGGTTACCAAACGGGCTCAGCGCCGGGAATGTAATGGCGTTATCCTTGATGGTGGTATCCAGTCGGAATGCACGCCATGACTTATTCGTAAAGACCAGATCCGTGGCGACAGAGCCGGACTCTTTCAGGAAAGTAGTCTGCCAGATTTCAATGTCATCTGATGGCTGGGTATTGGTAGCGCCAGCTGCAACGGTCAGTGGCCATTTATCCGAGCCGCTAAGAGTGATGGTCAGATCCGAATCACGCCCGAAATCCACCACCTGAGTTTCATAGCCCTCCCCGGCGACGGTTACGGTCCCGGACACCAGCGCACTGGCCGCCATCCATTCCAGACGACGGTTGATCATGTCAATCTGGTCAGCCATTTCAAACTGAAGGTTCAGCATTTCGCGCTCGGCAGCGGTATATTCCCCGCCAATACGCTCACCAATCTGGCGGCGGATAGGTTTGCGCAGGTCCGGCGCGCGCTTATCTTTGATGTATGCCGGTTTGAAGGTATTGGTCTGGTATTTACGGGATTCGACCAGCTTACCTTCCACCAGCGGGGAGACGAACGGCGCCATACGACGCAGGCCGACATCAACATCAATCGCCACTTCTTCAGTCTCGTAAGTCACGACATTCGGGAAGAAGCGATCGAGCAGCCAGTTCTGACTGGTTTTCAGGTTAGGAACAACCTGTACCAGCACGCTGGTATCAAAAATATTTTCCATATTCAGTCTCTTGATAGTGCCAGCCGTAGCTGGCAAAAATTTTAAACGAGCCAGCCCCTGCCGGTTAAAGCATTCGTCAGGAGAGCCGTGGGGGAAATCAGGAGGTGGTTACAGGTGCCTGGTCACTGTCTTTCAGGAAGATAGCCAGCGGTCGGAGCGCTTTTTTCAGGTCAGCTGTCGTCCATGAGTTATCAAAAATAATTCGGTGCTGGTTGAATTCCCCCATCAGGTACAGGCCGCCGTTCTGATCGGAAGACGATGCATCAACATCATCAACCAGAATAGCAACGGGTAACTGACTGCCATCTTCAGCCGTTTTCACACATTGCGTGTATTTCCCGCTGGCAGCCACCAGGCCCAGGACCGTACCACGCTTAAAGGCACCGCCCGTAATGATCCCGGTGTCAGTCACCAGCTGGAGCGTGCCAGCGACAAGCTGATCCGGAACAAACAGCGCGCTCTTCATGCCAGGCGCAAACGCATTCTGACCAAACTGATCCATTATTTCTCTCCTCTTGTGGAGTTGTAGAGGCCGGTCATTTTACTTACCAGCGCAGACTTTCCGGTCTCTTTCTGTCCGCTATCCGGATTAAGCCGGACCTGGTGGCTTTCCTGCATACGCTGATCGAGAGAGCGTTTACGGGATGGCTGAGATGCGGCTGCGGCTGCGGCCGGAGCCGAAGAGGCCAGGACATTAATTGCTGCCGCAGAACTCATCCCGGTATTGAAAGCCAGTGACGCGGCCAGTGAAGGATTCGCAGCTGCATGCTTACTGCCGAAAATACGGGCGCAGCGTTTACGCTCAGCAGCGCGTGCATTTTTTACCGCCTTGCTCTCTTTGCGATCGTCGTCGCCGTCGTCTTCAGAATCATCATCTTCTGACGCATCCGGATCATCGCCGTCATCTTCAGCATCATCGTCGCGTTCGTCTTCTTCCGCGTCGTCGTTGCGCTCATCATCATCGTCATCATCTTCACGCTCGTCCTCTTCCGCGCGACGGGCTTTCGCTTTTTTGGCTTTTTTATCCTCTTCTTCCTCAGAAGCGGAAGGGCCAAGACCAATGAGGTGAGCAAAACTAAACGTCTTTTTCTTTGCCATTTCAGGCTCCTGTTTTTTCAAGTAAGTTTTTGAACGCAGCGTCAGGAGGACACACCTCATCAGCCAGTCCAATTTCAACGCCATCAGCAGCCATAAAACAGGCGGCCTGGGTACTTTTTATAACCTTTGCGCTAATCCCCCGGTTTCTGGCAACGGTGTTCACAAACAATTCGCCCATGGTGTTAATGTCCTGCTGGATGGCGGCCAGCGCTTCATCTGACAACTCTCTCAGCGGCGAACCTTCCGCCTTGCGGGATCCATAGGTGATGATCGTAACTTTAAGACCGTCATCTTTAATCCGCTGCGTCCAGTCAAGGTGCATGGTGATCACACCCACAGAACCCACTCCGCCGGTGCGCGGAACAGAAATCCGGTCCGCTGCACTGGCAATGGCATATGCAGCGGAATAAGCGCTTTCCGTCAGAATGGCATGGATAGGCTTTTTCCCCCGGGAGCCGTAAATGACATCAACCAGATCGAAGCATCCAGCGACCTCGCCGCCGGGTGAGTCGATATCCAGGCAAATGCCCGAAATGTCGGGATCTTCCATCGCAGTAAGAAACGCCTGACGAATGCCGTCATACCCTGTCATTCCACTGTACGGACGCAGACTGCCCAGTTTTTGCACCAGCGTTCCGCATATCGGGATGACGGCGACACCCAGCACATTGTCATAACCCGGATCACTACGGGATTCACGTCCCCGGTTATCGTCATATCCGTACCAGTCATCCTCCATGGCAAGAGAAGATTCGATTTTACTGATACCAAATCGGTCCATTACGGATGCCATGATGACTTCGGCTTTACTCGGGTGCAGCGCCAGCGGGGTGTTAAATAATCGCTGGGCCAGATGGGGTAGATTCACTTTTCCTCCGGATCGGTAATGGTCTGGCTCGCAAACTGGTCAGCCTGTGCCCAGCTCGGAAGCGGTAATCCGCGTTTAAGACATGACTCAATTTCTCTCTGGCGCTGATCAAGCACTTCTTCCCAGTCTTCACCGACGTTTTCACCCACCTCGATCTCGAGGGTGGAAAGTCCGGCATCCAGACCAAGAATGGCGCCTTTTTTCTCTGCAACCGGATCCACCCAGCCGCGCCCTGGCCCCATCCAGCGCGCGCGGGCATACGCGGCTCTGGCGTCAACAAAATCAGGTGCGCCTGCGGGCAGGGGTAAATCCTCATTGTCGTGAACTTCTTCAACAAAGGCGGTGAGAATGGGCTGAGCGAAGCCGGTAGAAAAATCGTCCCGGCGGCGAGTCAGTGTTTTCCATGCCTCCAGCAACGAGGAGCGTGCAGAACTGTAGTTAACGTCAGACCAGTCCTGGGTGACCTGCTGTGGGGACAACCCTGTTCCTGAAGAAAAATTACGGAGAACAGCAGATTCGAAGACTTCAAAATTGCTGTAGGGCCGCGCCGCGTTAACCGTCGTGATTTTCTCACCAGGATAAAGAATGGGCATTCGGGCACCATTCTGAAGTGTCAGACGCCGATCGTTATGGAACTCAACACGCCCGTCCTGATAAGTGCCTAACTCCGACTCGTCATAGGTCTCGCCCAGGGCAGACTGAACCATCGCAGGGTCATAGGGTGACTCAATGTAAGCGGCGAATATGGCATTAAGAATTGCTGCCTCAAGCTCACTCTGGTCATACTTCACCAGCATTTTCAGACGCTGAATAACCGGAGTCAGGATGCCGTTACCGCGGTGCTGCGCGCCACGCTCATGATCAAAATCGTGAACCACATGCGGGCGGCCCCAGTCAGTTTCACGCGGGATACGCTGCCACGTCATGGTTTTAGCCCCGCTCCACCAGTCACCGATATGGGCCTCCCTGATGTGGTAAGCAACCGGCGCACCGTCCGCATCAATTTCAACGCCACCACGGACATTTGGCATATCGAAATTCTGCTGAGGATTACTGAGACGGTCAGGATCGACAATCTGTACCGTGGTGGCGTAACGCCCTCTTCCGGGACCAAGCCTGTCAGTTCTGTACTGGAGAATGGCCAGAGCATCCCCGTCAATAAGCTTGTGACGAAATCCCAGGCGTAACATCTGAGACACGGTGAGCTTTCGTTCAACATCACAATACCGGCCAGGATCGTTACTCCAGGTCCGCCAGTGCCCGTCCAGTGCTTTTCCGTACTCTTCCGCCCAGGACGCATCAAACGCTTTGTTTCCGGTGATCATTCTGAGAACACGGTAATCGGGTTTCATGATGGGGCGGAAGTTGGCACCAACCGCATTATCCAGCAGACGTGTGACTGCACCGTTTGCCCAGCCGTCATTACGGACCAGATCGCGAGCGCGGGACACGATGCGATCCCGGTAAATGTTAATTTCATTGTCCGGCGACCACAGCGCGGGTTGCCAGTTAGCCAGTTGATCGCTGAAAGAGTCAGCCGCGTCATAAGGTACGCGGCTCCCCCCCACCAGCATAGAGGGACGCTGCTGTCGCAACGGCTGCCCATCAGAGCCCAGTATCTGTACTTTATTCATCAGAATCTAAACCTCGCTGGTTTCCGGGGACGAGAGATAATCCCCAGTTGCGCCTGCAGAAGTTGAATCAGGGCCAGCAGATCAGCCAGGGTGCTTTGCTGATAGGACACTGATCGCGTCCCGTCTCCCTGCGTATAGGAAAACGAAACACCGTGGCTCCCGGTTGCTAAATCAATGTACGCCTGCTGAGCTTTCGCAAGCGCATCCCTGAGCTGATCGTCAGTCATTGCGCCGGCAAGCAGGCTGGTGTTCCGGTTGAACATGATTTTCCTTATTTCGGCAGGAGTTGCGATATTCGCTTACGTTTGACCGGCGCTGGTTCTTCAATAACCGCACCCGGCAGCTCGTAATTGATTTTTTCTTCCTGTCCAACTGGCGCTGGCAGGAACTTATCCGGATCGGCTTCGAGGTTGGCGGCCCGGACGTTGAGTTTTAACCCCATATGTTTGAGACCGCACAGCGCGGCATAGCTGTAAACGAGGCAGTCAAGCGCTTCGTTAGCTCGTCCTGGTATTGCTTCCCAGATACTGTACCGCTGCCCGGAAATGACTTTGTAAACCAGTCGCTCCGCCAGCAGCTGATTGAAGTACCCGAGATCGCGATCGTCAGGAAAATGCATATAACCCGCAGCGGCGGCGCCAGGTTTGGGTGGCTCAAGATGCAGGCGACCGCGTATCACGTCTTTCGCTGAGTTAACCCCCAGAATGACAGGGCGGAAACTGGCTTTGCTTTTCGATGATGGTCGTTTGGTCGGCCAGACAGGATTGCGTTTGCCTCCCTGTGCAGACTCCCCCTTAATTGCCCAGACACGACGGCCAAGACGCTCTTTAGCGAATTCGTATACCTTCTGCGTATGGTGGCCGCCGGAGTCCATGCACGTTGCCATGATATTCAGGCCGCGCCCGTCACCACGTCGCCAGATCTGTTTCAGGTATGCATCCAGTCGCTTCCAGGGTTCTTCCGTCTCAAGGTCACCATAAATAACGTCATGCGCGACCGACCACGATTCTTCATCTCTCCCCCAGCCGGTGATCGTAATTTCGAAGCGATCGTCCTGGGTATCAACGCCAGCTGTTAACAATGCCACCCCGTCCGGAACTACGGCCGGAAATATTTCCCGGCGCGCCAGCAGAACATCAACAGGGAGCTGTTTCCCATGATTAGGTCGGTGTGGAAGCCCCATCTGGGTATTCCACCACGCCTGTTCCTTATCCGGATCGCCCTTCGCATCGATATATTTTTTCGCAATATCCGACGGCTTATCTTTTTGCCAGGGGCTGAAAAGCTTGGATGCCTGGTACCCCGCGTGGTGGTTATCGACTGCCTCCTTTCCACAGGAGGGGCAGATTGCCCGATAGACCGCATGCCGTTCCGACTCTGACCATTGCCAGACCTTTTCAACGCTGCCCTCGTCTGCCGCCCGCCAGGCAAGGTCATAATCCATCAGCGGTGAATGCCGCTCCCCGCAGCACTCATATGGGCGCGTCTGATGCCATCGGATAGTGTGCAGAGCTCTGAGGCGCTGTCCTTCGGACCAGCCACTACCACAGCATTCGCAATAGAGCATCGCCGATTTAGTCAGGTGTTTATCCCCCTCTTTCGGCCACTGAACGTGTTTGAAAAAGTCGGGGAACTGGCGGTGGCCACAGTGCGGGCAAACCACAGATGCCCGGCGCTGATCGGAGTCGGCGTAGCTGTCAGCAATGCGGCTCTCATCCTCCACCGTCGGCGAACAGGCGCGTACAGACAGCCAGGTCAAGCCAAATGTCGCTGTACGCTCTTCGGCCAGCGCAATAGGATCGCCTTCGCGGGTTATCGGGTACTTGTCCACTTCATCCGCCAGCAGGACACGAATCGGACGACGCGCAAGGTTATCAGGGCTACCAGCACCCGCCAGCGCCAGAAATCCGCCAGTGAATGCCTTGTAAAGAATGGTTTCTTTCGAGCTTTTCTGTTTCGAATCACCGATGATTTTACGCAGTACCGGCGTCACCCTTACCAGCGGGCTAATACGCTCTTTCGAAAACTGTTCAGCGGCTTCTTCTTTTGGCTGCAGCAGCAGTATCGGACAAGGATCGAGGTGGGCAAAATAGCCAAAAAGGTTTTCCAGCAGTGCTGTCTTCATCAACTGGGTACAGCACATTACAGTGATGATATGAACCCCGGACTCCGTCGCGGCAAGCATCGGTCCGCGGGCAATTTCTACCGTCGATGTTTCCCAGTTTCCCGAAGTGCTCCCAGCCTCTTTTGCCAGCTTACGATAGTCATCTGCCCACTGCGGCACACTGATACGCGGCGGGGGTGTCCAGCCTTTGCGGACGCTTAATTCAAGACGCTCAATCTTCTGCCGGGTTAAACTCTGGCTCTCCGAGGACTGAGATGTGTTTGTGGACATGTTCAATCAGCACCTCTGTCATCCTGTCCGCCGGTACATCCAGATCAGCAGCCATTAGCGGCGCCACCCTGGACGGCCAGTTAAGCCAGGCATCACGCTGTTGGCGAAAGGCGTTGAATAAAACCTCCTCGGCTGCTGTCAGCTCAATAAGCTGGCCGCTGTCTTTTTCATACTGCAGCTTTGCCTGCAGGGCCATGTAATTCTCGCGGATACGTCCCGCTTCCTCTCTCGAAAGATCTGCCCCTTCAGTGAGCATTATCTGGCGGACAGTTTTATTGATTTCATCACCGTCATCATCGTTATCACTAACGACGGGAGTTTTCTTTTTCTTCGCGTTCGAGGCGCGCGGGTCTTTGCCATCGCGGTTTTTCTTCAATGCCGCATCGCTGGCCTCTACGTCAATCAGGTCTCCGTCCATAACAATGAAGCGCCCGGCTTTAATCCACCGGCCAATTGTTTTGCGATCCACACCTGAATGTTGTGCGTACTGACTCTGGTTCATCGTGGTCATGGGACATCACCTGGGACATTTTCTGGGGTGGGACATTCGCCTGGGACATTTTTGCCATGTCCCACCAGAATGTCCCACTGGAATAAACTGGAATAGCCAGAGCTGGCGAGGTGTCCGTAATGATCGCCAGAGGTGGGACATGGGACACAAATCTGAAAGTTGTAGCTAGGAAAACACCGCGGCGCGCAATGCCCGTACCTTACAAAAGTCTCAGGAAGGACCCATTTTTTTAATGGCTTCGACCATTCGCTCCGACTATGATTATTCCTATTCAATACAAGGAGAATGTAATGGGTAACAATATAATCAAAATAACTTTCGTAGCCGCAGTGCTGGCATCACCAATTGCTCATGCCCAGTGGGTAACTAATACTGAAGATGACCTTTTCTCTGGTGGTAAGAAAGCAATGATGCTTGGCGAGGTTTCATCCGACAATGGCGCCATTGTGTTTGACTGCACTAAAGAAAAGCTATCGGCGGCATACGTTGAAATGGATAAAAGCACCGAATCACTATCAGAGGTACCAATGGACCTGATAATGAAGGTCGACGGGAATACCGCAGTGAAGCTCGATGCTACCCTTTCAAGACGTAATGTTCAGAGCCTCCAGATTCAATCGGATGACGCGGACCAACTAAAAACAGTGCTTAAGCAGCTTCAGGGGGCGAAATCCAAAGTGTTAGTTGGTGTGCAAACAAAGGATGGCGGAAACCAGCATTCCATGTCAGCCAATGTTTCTGGATCGACAACTGCAGTAAACAGCTTCATAAAAGCTTGCGAAATTAACTTATAAGTTACTGCTTTTATTTTGCCGTCCTGATGGCTTCTGCTATCGCCTGATTTAAAGCAGACGGTAGCAGTGCGTTCGCCATGGTACGGGCCCTATCCATATACCCCAGCACTGGAGTCACAGGTAGCGCATCACCAAACCGGATCAAAAGCTTTGGAGAACGCTGTTTACGTTTCGGTCTTCGCGTCCCATTAGCGGAGCGCTTGGCCCGTCGCTTCTTAGCTTTCATCGGTTTCTTACGCTGCCAGACAGCGTTAACGCCATCCACCTCACCTACGAATACATTTTCCTTTGCTTTGAGCTGAGAGAGCTTATTACGCGGCAGGTTGCCGTATTTATTAAGCTTTATGTCTTTCGGGTTAAGCAAAGCACTACCATTGAGCTTATGCTCTCCGCCGAACTCGAAAGGTTCTAGGTAGCCAGCAGCAGTATCACGAACAAACACCTTTGCACGAAGGCTGTTTTTCCTGGCACCAACTGACCCTACCGATTTAACTGTAAAAGGTGTTGGATTATCCAGATGCCGCTCAAATGCTGTTTTTTGGGCTACCTCTATCTGGCGAACCACTTTAGTCATCGCCTGGGCAGTCGCAAACGGTATCTGCTTCTGCAGCTGTCTTAACTGACTGGAAAGGTCTTTAAGCGTCGCCATAACAGTCTCCGTAAGTATTGCCATTATCAAGCCCACTACTTGATGGGACTGTGATGTACGTATTAGCTCGGGTGTGCCGATCTTTAACCGGATAGCCATCGTAAAGGTGCGCTCGCCTTTTCCTTCTTATTTGACGATTAACACGTACACCACAATTCGTCATTATCGCAGGCACTCAGTGAATGCCTGCTGTAATGCGATGGTGAAGGCAATACAAAAGTTATAGTGGTTCTGAGACGCGTCTATGGTTTGAAATCCAACGGAAACTCCTCACCGATAAGGTCCGGCGTAAGGGGTAATAAACCATCATCACTGGCGGTCTGTATAGCTTTAACTGCCGCTTTACACAATTCCGGGTTCCCTTCTACTACATGCATATTGTTGATTTTATTTGTTCCTTTCGGCTGATGAACACGGATAGTGCATGTATCTCCGACATATCTACTGGCATATGGAAATCTACTTTCAACTGCCTCTTTAAATTTTACAGCCCATTGATTGATTATGGGGAACTCCTGTCTCTGCTTTGGTGTTAATGTTTGTTGTTTTGGCCCCTGACATCCCACCAGGAATAATACGAGGAAACATAAAAACTTACTCATTCTGCGCTCCTTACTAAATGTTTCCGAAGTTATAACATATATACAAACGAAGAATGAACGAGCTATTCTTGCTTTGTATTGCAGGCATCTACACAGGGCCTGATGTAATGCTTAACAGTCGGCAACTAGACGCTCTACAGCACGACATGCCCACCAGCAGGCGAGCTTTGTAATGGCTACGATTCCACCGCGTTATGCAGCACTTCCTGACGGTAAATATGCTCGTAACGAGATACCGTCTTCCCGTTCTGGTTCATCACGTAGGCGACCTCACCGGGTTTAAGGAAAACATTTTTGTCCATTCCAGATACCGCGATGCTCTGCTGTTTGGGATTAAAGCCAACGCTCAGGCCGCAATGAATCTCTTCGCCGCCGCCCGGCGACATCACTTTTACTGTTAACACGCTTCTTCTCCTTCTTCTGCTAATAAAAAGCCCCGCTATTGCGAGGCTATTGGTTACCCTGTTCGATGGGGCAGCGCGGGTTGTCACGAGGTTTATGGCGGAGAGTTCATTTAGGCCAGTTGATGAGAAACAGCAAGCCAATGAAGGCACAGAAAATAGCACCAATACCCGCAATGCCCATTATCAACCAGACCAGAATTGTTCCGATGGTTGCGATCACTTTGACCTCACTTCTTTTTGTTTCTGACAATTCGCCTGCCACGCTTTGTTATGCGCCAGGATGTCTTTCTTCGTCTGGCGGTCCATAACGTCAATATCATGATCGGTCAGGTAGATTGGCTTTACCCAGTCGCAGGCGGTATCAACCACCACCGGGACGCTTCCACGTGTCACGCAGCTCGCGATCAACATCGTCATCAGGCATGTGGTTAACAGTCTGTTGTACATTGCTGGCCTCTTTCGTTGCTTCTACCCGACGTTCGGCTGCTGTGACCGTTGCCGCTGCGTTATCTTCGGTGCGCTGCTGGTCGGCTTTCGCTTCCGCTTTGCTGGTGCCGCGTGAATGACCTAGGCCAAATGCGGCGGCAATAGCAGCAAACACCGCGACAACGAGTCCGGTAATCATCTCAAGCGTCATATAACCACCCGCTCCTTTACCCAGCCATAAACAAACGTTTCGTTCGCGCTGCGCTGTTCTGCAAGCTCAAGATAACGCTGACCCTGGCTACAATTCAGGGCCCGAAGCATAACCAGCTCACCCTCTTTTCCGCGCCGGGAAAGATAGCTTTTTAACGCGCTGATGGTTCGCGGACCAATAAAACCATCTGCAATCAGATCGGGATAGAGCGTGCCCTGAATGTTGAACACGTTCAGCCAACGCTGAAACCATTTGGTCTGCACCGATGGGCCCATGTTTACGCCTGTGTCGCAGAGTTCGGCAGCGATGGCTGGTGATATCTCAGAAACAAGGTCGAAGCGTGGTCCTGTCCAGTAGTCAGCAGTCAGGATATCCAGCGCCTGCTGGTGGGTAAGGTTGCGCATATCACCGTTATAACCGTGGGCGCGAGCTACCGCTTGCGTGATCCCCCAGTTTGTTGGGCCGCCTTTGTCGTCGGGGTGATTAACGTACCCGCCCTCTTTGCCGAGGATGGCATTAAATATTTCGTCTTTGGTCATTAGTGCCTCAGATGATCAACCAGGCGCGCAACGTTGCCTCTGACGGCCACCAGCACGGAAAGGAAAATGATATTGGCCCCAATAGTGGCCCATGACGAATGAGGATAAATCCCGCACAGGTAGGCCAACGGCACAGCGCTGTAAGTGACAGTAATTAGCCAGGCTAAACGGGAAACCCACGGACGGTGCCGGGAATCGCCACGACGATAAAACATCAGGGTAATCACCACACCGGCGCAGAGCAGAGCGTTTAATGTTGCAGTTGGGTCATTTAGTACCACCTGAACCTCCCCGGCGCGTTATCAGCGCCACCAGCGAGCCGACATCCTGGTTATTCAGGAACGTCAGGATTTTGACGGCTAATGCAGAAATGATTACGGCACCGATGGCGTCCAGTGGTTTATCACTATATCCAGTCCAGGCAGATAACTTTGAGCCTACCAGCCCAGAGCATAAGATCCCGGCGATATACGACACTATGAAATACGCCAGTCGGCGGGTTGCACTCAGATCAGCCGCTGTAGCGATGTAGAATACGGCCCCTGCAAATGCGCCAAACACCACACCATAATCGGTACCTGTAAGCAGGCCATAGATACTGGCGCCCGTCAGAGCGCCACCGGCTAAGCCAGTGCCGGAAATCGGATCGGACATCGGTCCCCCTCAATGCTGTGAATCCTCTCAATATGAGGGGAAAGAAAAAAGGCCACCGGATGGCAGCCTTAGAAAAGAAAAACCTCGCCAAAGCGAGGCTATTTGAATTTGAGGCACCTCATCCAACAAACCACCCGAGGTTAATTGGATTTTGACGAGATGCTTTTGGATGAGCGCTGAAATCAAAGGTCAGTATTTTCACACAGCAATTTTGCGAAAAGCAGCGCCCATTCAAAACTGGGTCGCTTCTCAGTCACTCCGGGTAACCCATCATCGCAGACCGAAAAGCTTTAACTGGAGCGGGCAGCGGGAATCGAACCGCATCATCAGCTTGGAAGGCTGAGGTAATAGCCATTATACGATGCCCGCATATGGTGCCGACTACCGGAATCGAACTGGTGACCTACTGATTACAAGTCAGTTGCTCTACCTACTGAGCTAAGTCGGCATTGGTCCGCCACCGGGGCCTCGAACCTCGTACTACAACATTTAGTTGCCGCTCTTCCCGATGAGCTAGTGGCGGTCTGGTGGCCCTTGCTGGACTTGAACCAGCGACCGGGCGATTATGAGTCGTACGCTCTAACCAATTGAGCTAACGGGCCGGGAGCGAGATGATACATAAGTCAAACTAACCACGCAATATCAGGGGTTTTTATGGTTGACTTGCATCCTGTCTGATATCGTTAAATCGCCAAAAGAAACCATATCAGAAAAGGAAGCTATTCATGAGTAGGGTTAATTTTAAGTGTCCTGGCTGCGGCCATAACTTGACTGTACGCAGCGGTATTGAAATCAAGAGCGTAGACGATATTGAAGGCACCACCTGCACTAACTGCGGGAGGACCATCCACAAAAACGATATCACTAAGCAGGCTCGAGATCATGCAGAGAAGCTGGTCAGGGATATGCTCGGGAAACATTTCAAGTAATTTCTGACTTTTAGCTTTGAGAATGCTGGTATCAGCAGAAATGGATGCCAGCATATTTAGATATGGCATAAATACCTCCAGAAGAAGTATCACTCAGCTCAGATTAGCTGGAATAACTGACTTCTGATGCAACATTTCTATGTTTTTAGTAAGCAACAAAACGATCTTTATCAATGTGTTGCATGTGTGGTTAAATATTGTTCTCCTCTATCACTTCCTCGATAAGGGTCACAATGACTGACAAAGAAAATCCGGGTAAATTAATCTGGCACGTTTCCTGTGATGAGTCAGGAACCGGCGGACAAAGATTCTATGGGTTTGGAAGTCTATGGATGAAGTACCAACGCCGGGGTGACTTCGTTCAGATTATCCGGGAGCTTCGTGAAAAACATAACTGTTCAGATGAGCTTAAATGGCAAAAAGCTCACTCGAAACAAAACGCTGCATTCTATGAAGATGTTATTGAAGCTTTTTTTAAATATCAGTGGCTTGCGTTTCATTGCATTATTATTCAAAAAGCGCATGTAAACAAAGAATTCCATGATGGTGATTATGACTTAGCAATGCGTAAACACTTCACTGAACTACTGACAAAAAAAATCATACGTGTAATTCGCAAATTCCCAGATAGAGAATGTGAATTCCGTATTGATGTCGACCCAATAGCATCCAGGTACGATAAAGCTGATGAGGCTTTCCATAAGATTGCAAACAACATAATCAAAAATGCAACAGGGAAAGAAGAAGCTATAAAAGCTGTAATCACCAAGGATTCAAAAGAATCGGCTCAAATCCAGATCTGCGATTTTTTACTTGGTGCTGTAATGAGTGCGTACCAAGATAAAGCCTCTAACCCGCGAAAAATTGCGATGGCAAATAAAATCGCAAGTTATTTAGGTTGGGATGGATTTCACTATGATACCTGGGGCGCTGAGCGTAAATTTAACATCTGGTACTTTTATGATCCTACCAAGGGGCCCCGTGAGCTTGAAACAAGGAAGGTAACGCTCAAGTATCCATTACCAGAATAAGACAGGCGACCTCCCAGCCGCCACGGTTCGGGTCGACGCGCAATCACACGGTTTACGAACTGGCGGACTTGTTCAGGGCCGCCCCTGACTTCAAAACGAAAAAACCCGCACAGAGGCGGGTTTGATTTCGTGTAGGCGCAATAACCTACCATTTGAAGCATACACGACAAGTTCGGACAAAATCAAGCTTAACGTGGCTAATATGCTAAATTTTGTTCACATCATCACGAAAGCTCGTTGCATCCTGAAACGCCGAGTCTGCTTTCCGTTCTTCTCTGTAGCAGACGTCGACAAGCACCTCCAGAAAGGGTTTCCAGTTACGGGTCCACGTTCTGACGTGCAGATCCGGGACTCGCTTCAGTACCGCTTTATAGGCTGCCGTAGAGGGCACCCCAGAAAATCCGTTTCCACTGCAGCGCTCACAGGCTTTAAACACCGGCGCGCCGCGCTCCCTTGTTGCTTTGCGGTCGAGAACCTCACCTTTGCCGCCGCAACGGCAACGGGCCAGCAGCTCACCTTTACCGTTACATGCCGCGCATTTACGCTTGACCAGTTCGTGCTTGATTTTCGGCGGTACGATTTCCATTCCGTCAGAGTTGAAGACTCCAGGATGTTTGATCACATACTCATACTGAGAGGTTAATCCGCTGCCGCTGCAGCTGTGACACGTCGCGCTGGTTTCCGCTGAACGGGAGTAATCAGCAAAGGCAAATTGTGCCAACATCTGCATACACCATCCGAACTGGCCACCAGCTGCTTTGCGAACATTCTTCGGTGCGACATCCATCGCATATCGCGCCAGCGCCTGAACTGCGAGCTGTTCATCCGTTTTGCTGATTCCCGCTTTACCGAAGAACGCCGCCAGGCCGAAGCGCGCACGGCTGCTGGTGGTGCCAATCGCCGCCATTACATCTGTTCCTGTAAGGCGGTCCGGAGAAGTTCCCTTCACGTCATCGCTGATGTGCATTCCCTGAGGACTAAAATGTTTGAGTGACGCTTCCAGTTTCATGCGCTTGCCCCCGCTGTTTTAATGGTTTTAATAGTCTGCATTGCTGGATTGCCTATCTTTTGCGTATCGTCTGGTTTGAGTTTTCTGCTGTGGCGCCGAACGCTGCTTTGCTAACTCCTGGTCAATTGGCAGGAAGTGCCCGTTATAGAATCGACGGTAAATCGTGCCTAGTTCACCGTTTCGCTGTTTGGTCACGTTAATTTCCGCGATCCCTTTCGCTGGAGACTCAGGGTTATAAACTTCGTCGCGGTAAAGCATCATGATCAGATCAGCATCTGCCTCGATCTCACCCGAGTTTTTGAGGTCTGAGTTCATCGGTCGCTTATTGGGCCGCGACTCAACGCCACGAGAAAGCTGGCTCAGGGCAAGCACCGGCGTTTTATTAGATTTAGCCAGACGTTTTAGTCCTTTTGACACCTCGCCGACGGCAAGGTCATATCGTGCAGTGCTTTCGATTTTGATGAGTGCCAGATAATCCACCACCACCAGCGCTATTTCCGGATGCGCCAGTTGCAGGCGGGTAGCTATCTGTTGAATCTGATCTACTGTCAGATCGGTGGAATCAACCATCCAGATGCTACGACCAGTCAGCCGTTCTACACCGTTTGTCAGCCTGGCCCAGTCCTCATCCTCAAAATCAGCAGCCTTTTTCAGGCGTGAAACAGACATACCACCCGCAGCAGATACCATTCGCTCACCGATCTGGATATTTGGCATTTCCATGCTGAAGAACAGCACACCGCGGCCCTGCTCAGAAACTTTGTCGATGATATCCAGCGCCAATTCAGTTTTACCTATCGACGGCCGCGCAGCGATAAACACCAGGTCTGTTGGTTCAATGCCTCCAGTCTTTGCATCAAGCTCTTCAATGCCCGTCATGAGGCTTCTGGCTTCTTCGAGGCCGCGGTTGCGTGCATCTACCCGATCCACTACAGCAGGAAGAATGTCGTCGATATGAACTGGCTGAACGGTCTTTTCTTCGAGAGAAATTGCGGCAATGCTGTTCTGTGCAGCCCTGAATGCCGATAAAGCCGCATCACCATTGTGAGCACTCCGGAGATCAGCCAGCGCCCTTTCAATCACAGCTTCGGCATCACGAACAGCTGCATTACGCTCAAGCGTGGCAACGTATGACACAAGCGCCGACTTGGCCCATGCGATACGGCTCGAATCCATAATGATTGCGCTGTGCTTTGGCATGTTTTCGCAGAGCAGTACAGGGTCAATAACGCCAGCTCCACGCGCCTGACGGCAGATCCCAGTATATATTTCCCGATACTGCGGTACCGAGAAAGCGGTGGCCGGCACCCTGGAAAGAATATCCAGTACCTCAGGGTCGGCTCCACGCAGAAAAATTGCGCCGATCACCGCACCTTCCAGATCTTCATTTTTCCAGACAGGAGTCATGCTACAACTCCTGACGCGATGGCACGGAAACTTCCCCAGCCAAATGCCATACGGTTGCGGCCACCATCTGTAACCCGGTCCACGATTCGCTCACCAATAGTCTCTTTCAGCTGGTCAAATGTGAGATTGCTGATCAGGATGGTTGGCAAAATGCTTTCGTACCGAGCATTGATAATTTCCTGCAGGATGGTCATTTCAGTCGGGCTGCCGAACTGAACACCAACTTCGTCGATAATCAGCAGATCCAGTGAAGCAAAGCGTTCAATGACGTCTTCCTCGGTCATTTCGGCATTGTGGCGCCATGTGCTTTTTACCGCTCGGGTGAGGCGCATGACATCGGTGATTTCCACATTCGCAAGGTGATCGCGGATGATGCTCTTTGCCATAGCCACTGCCAGGTGGTTTTTGCCGGTGCCGCAATTGCCGGTCATAACAAGCCCGGTACCGGCATTAAGTCGCTCAGGCCAGCTGCTGGCATAACGCTGACAGGCTGCGAGATTCTTGGCAGCATCCGGGTTGATGGCCTGGTAGTTATCGAATTCACATGCTTCGAATCGTCTTGCGATGCCGGAATTATCCATCAGGTCGGCTACCCGCAATGTACGCAGACATGATTCAATGCCAGCAAGCTCCGCTTTCACACACTCCGGGCACTGGGAGTGCTTAACATTTTCAACGCCACGATAGGCTTTCCCAGTGAGGGAAATGCGCTGATAACCACCATGTTTTTCACAAGCGGCAGCGTGAACTTCGCCCGACTCCCAGCTTCCCCACTGCCACGGTTTTTTATGTTCCACAGCAAACGCCAGTTCTTCACGAAGCCCTTCGCGCTTTGCCACCAGAGCTTCCCTTTCTTCGCGTTGTTTAATACTCAGCATTGTGATTTCTCCTGCTTACCAGTTGCAGTCTGATTGGCCATAGTCTTGTTCACTAAACCCCGAAACCGGCAGTCCACCAGGTCTACCGCTTACCGAACCAGATGGCGCCTGCCATGACTCTTCGAAATGCCGATCGGGACCAAAGAACGTCGCCGCCTGTTTCACGTACTGCGTTCCGGCGCTACCTGTAGCACGGACATATGCCGCATAGCGATTTACGCCATCCAGCATTGCCACAGTGGTAACACCGTCTTTGATTCGAGCTTTCCAGGCTTTCCAGGCAGCAGCTTTAGAATTACCGCCAGCACGTTTAGGGTATGCCTGCCAGGCCTGCTCGAAGTCGTTGGAATAGTTCTCTTTGGAAGAGCGTTTTTCAGAATAGGCTTTGCTAAACACGCGAATATCTTGTGATTCTTGTTTTGAATTTACTTGTGGATCATGTTTTGAATTTACTTGTGGATCTGGGGTCAGATTCTGACGGGTGAAAATGCCATTTTTGTCAGAATCTGACGGGTGAAAACCGTTTGAACATACAGAATCTGACGGTTCAGATTTTGAAGGGTCAGAATCTGACGGGTGAAAACCGTTAGTCCTGCGCTGCTGTTTCAGCGCTGCCACTTTATCCTTCTCAATGCGTGCCAGAGCCTCGAGACGCTCGGCATTCAAATGATAAAGATTGGACGTATTGCGATTACCTTTACGGCGTGATTCACGACGCAGCCAACCGGAAGACTCCAGTTCTGCAATGGCGGTCCTGACCGTGCTTTCCCCGAGCCCCAGCTGGCGGCAAATAGTTTCAACACTCGGATAGCAGACACCATCATCATTCGAGTAGTCAGCCAGGCGTGCCATAATCACAAGTTTGGCTCCCTTAATGTCATGCGCGGCGCACGCGTCCCAGACGTTACCGAGAATTTTGCTACTCATAAAAACTCCTGAACTGGCGTGATTGTGTAGCCGCGAGCTGGCTCAACACGAACTGCAAGCCCGGTATCGAGAGCACCAATTTTTCTCACTTTCAGGAAACCTGCACGTTCAAGGGCCTTGATCGCCTTAAACATTGCCTGCTTTGAACAGCAACAGAATTCGTACAGTACCTGATGATCGATTACTCGCTCCCCTTCTCCATCCATAGATCCGCCCATCAAAATGCGAAGCATGACCAACCGCTGAAGTGGGTTATCGAATGAATATTTACGTACGAAGTCAGAGTGATTCATGATTCCTCCAGCATGCCGTGACATGTCACACCTCATTGCCCGGGTGAGGGAATAATTTTGGTTTGTCAGGTCTCAGTTCATGGGCGGGAATCCCAGTAAAGGCCGCAACATCAGGCACATGTTCCACCCCAACAACACCAACTTTTCTCCAGCGAGAGACAGAGGGTTGTTTTACACCTATAGCGCGAGCTAGAGCATTTACTCCTCCAGCAGCATCAATAGCTCTTTCAATTGCTGATTTCATTTTTTTGCTAATCCCGTTCAGTTGCTATCGAAATTATGATAGCAATTGCTATTGGAATGAGCAATAGACTTGTTTATCATGCTTGACTAGAATGTGATAGCGGAGGCTATAAATATGCAAGAGAGAACACTTAAGACGCTAGCTGACAGACTTAACTACGCAATGCATGAGATGGGCATGAGCCAGGGTCAGTTAGCCAAAGCGGCGAATATGGCACAACCAACCATATGGCGAATAACATCTGGAAATGCTAGAGGCACAACTAAAATCGTTGAAATAGCTAATGCCCTGGGTGTTCGTTCGGAGTGGCTATCAAACGGTACTGGACCAATGAGGGGTGACGACCAACAACCACCCCCACCGATGAATAACAAAAAAGATCCAGCCATCTTCAGAGTTGACGTACTCGACCTTACCGTAAGTGCTGGCCCGGGCATAATTAACAGCGAATTCGTGGAGGTGCTGCGCTCCGTGGAATACTCAGTTGAAGATGCCCGTCAAATGTTTAATGGCCGGAAACAGGAGCAGATACGCATCATCAACGTTCGAGGCGATAGCATGTCTGGCACCATAGAGCCAGGGGACTTACTCTTCGTCGATATCAGCGTTCAGCATTTCGACGGCGACGGTATATACGCGTTCATCTACGATGACACATCGCATGTTAAGCGCTTACAAAAGATGAAAGACAAACTCTTAGTTATCTCTGACAACCATACCTATCTACCATGGGAACCAATCGAGAAGGAAGAGATGAACAAAATTTTCATCTTCGGAAAGGTGATCGGCAGCATGCCGCAGACCTACAGGAAGCATGGGTGAATAATGCAAATGAAAATAAAAACTTACGCATAACAAGCTGAGTAGATTCTTAACCCGGCCAGTGCGCCGGGTTTTCTATGTGCCCCCACAATAGTAACCACCAGTCAACCAGGCGGGCAACTACCTGATCGGAACTCCTACCCTCTTTCTCTCTGCGAGTATCTCGCCCTTTCACAGTCCATTTTATTCTCAAGCTTCGATGCTCCAACTCCCGATATCTCATGTATTGGTAGATCACTGTCTAAAGGACAATTATTTCTACCGTGCTGTTACAAACACATCAGCAATAGATTTTTTCATTTTTGATATCAATGACATAAAAATCAATAGCAATTTAAATAGCAATACCTATTGCAAAGACCAATAGCAGGCTCTATCATCATTCTATCAAATCAACTCAGAGGTGATAGAAAATGTCTCAGAAGATAAAAACATTTAAGGGGTTGTCCATCCATCCTTGTGATGCCTTCAAGAATATGTCCTTGATTGTTGAAGCAGCTAGTTTGTTATCGGCGGTTGATGATGACGAGTATAGAGAAATTAGCGACATTCTTCTCGCGTTTGCCTGCAACTATGCAAACGAGGCCCATAAAAATGAATGGGATAAACGATAATGAAAAATCCAATCGAAATGCTAAATGATATTGCTGCGGAAATCACTGAGAATGCTTCGTTACTGGAGGTTATTTACCGCATAAATGAATTTTCACCGGAAGCCGCTAACACAATTGCCTGCCTGATTCGTTCTATGCTAAAGACCAGCCAAACTGCTTACGAGTATGTGGAGCAACTTAGCATCCATGCTGGAGCTGAGTGTCAACGGGGACAAAAATTAGAGTCGCTAACAGCGCTAGCTAATCAACTTAACTCTTGGGCTTGTGATATCGGCGATTGTAAGCTTGCCGTTTATAATTCAATGGATGATATACCAACAGAATCAAACTCAATTGGGGTTTTAAGTCTCGTCTCCCAAAAACTGGATGAAATGCAGAGCATTATTATCTCTAAAGCGGACAAGATCGAATTCAATAAGTAACGCTAAACAATAAAACAAATAACACCTTCACTGGTGTGGCTTCCTGCAACCTGAAAACAGGATTAGGTTAAAAATGACATTCATCAAAGATAAATCTGCGTATTTAACAGCACGGCTTTTCTTCGCGACCTATGGTGAGGAATACCGCCATATCTCTAACCTTTTCATGCGCAAAGCTTGCGGGGTCTGAATATGCTCAGTAAAGACAGCTCTCTAGAAACCGCAAAAAACACAGCAGATAACCTGTATCAATTAATGGAATTAATTAACTCCAATATTATTGATATGGATATCGAGCAAATAATTTCTCTGTCTGGCCTCTGCCTTGACTTGTCGGCTCAGGTTTCAATGTGGATGGATTCGGAGTTTGAACGTCGTGAAAAACAACGTAATTGAAACCTACCGACGCCGAATTTTAAAAGCAGCGTTATTACGCCACCAGCGTAAAACAGGCAGTAACTGCATTGTTATAAATCTTAATAAAGGCGGAATTAACACGGTCGAGTTAACAGAGATTCTTCTCGATGGATTATTACGAAAATTCGAAAGGCTCGCGATCAGTGAGTACGGGAATGTCGAAGGCGTAAAAGCTATCAAGGGAATTTACAGCAGCGCTGTTGATGTTAATGGCAGCGGTGAATTCCTTACGGATAGCGGGAAGGAGTTAATCGACGAGCTCATTTCTGAGCTGGTTGAGTTCGTCAAAAAACAAAAAGTGGAAGCTCCGAAAACGGAGGGTCATGAAATTGGGGGATCTGATGGCTCTTACAGCGATACGAATTCCTGAGTCAGATTATCTCAACGAGTGCTTTTATTACGAACAAAAAACTGGAGAGTTGTTTTGGAAACATCGTCCATTAAAACACTTTTCATCATCAAGTATGCAAAAACAGTTAAATACAAGGTTTGCAGGTAAACCTGCTGGAGCTTTTATTAAAACCAAAACAGGAGCTTATCGTATCGTGCGGTTAGATGGCGTCATTTACTATGCCCATCGTCTGATATTTAAAATGGTTAATGGTGTTGAACCCGAAGTAGTCGATCACATTGATGGGAACACCACTAATAACAGAATAGAAAACCTGCGTTCATGTACAAACCAAGACAATAGTAAGAATGCGCGCTTATCTAAAACCAACACGTCCGGCCATACAGGGGTGAGCTGGTCACATCAAAAGAAAAAATGGTGGGCAAATATTGTCATAAACGCGAAGCAAATATATCTGGGCTCTTTCACGGATTTCAATAAAGCAGTCGAGGCAAGACGAAACGCAGAAATTAAATATGGATTTCATGATAACCACGGAAAAAACAGAACACGATTCACGGGAGAAACCGGAAATGAACGATAAACGCACCGTAAGCACAATTGATCTGGCATTACAGAAACACGATACGCCTGTTGGCCCACTGTTCGTAGCAGTACGCCACGGACGTATCAAAAAATGCTTCACGCGAGATACGGCGATCCGTTATCTGGCTTTCTTCATGACCACCGAGGCATTTGAGCGTTCAGGTTTTCCGCAGCGTCACCCGCGGGTGCGTATTGATCGCGATGACAGGGAGGTATGGCGAAACGGGGAAACAAAGGTTGAGTATCTTGCCGCCCACCAGCGTTGTGTTCGCCGTCTGCGTCTCATCCTGGCGCGCAAGCGAGAAATGGAGAAATGGTGTGAGAAATGGGACGCGATGCATGACCGGTTCATTAAAGAGGTCGATGCACTTCAAGCCATCAAGCCTAAAGGAGTGTATTGATGATTGCTTCAGCCTTTACTCCGGAGCCGACATCAACAGGCATCCGTTTTGGTAACCGCGTCATTGGTTATTCCGTCGCGGTTCGCCAGCTCGACAATGGCAACTATGACAAACAAATTCCGGATGGATTAGATCTGCTGGCTTGCATCATGGAAGCGATTGAAAGCGGCTGGTTTACCCCGGGCATCGAGAAAGAAATCATCATTTGGCGCTGGATGCTTGTTGCCGTCTTCATTACCGAGGAGCAGGCAAAGAACGGCACGGTTGAGGTTGCCAACGATTCTGGAGGGTTTGACACCGCAGTTATCTACTCAGGACAACTCGGTTCAATCAGTGTTTATCCCGCGCCAGAGCGGTTCGCACTCGCAAGCCATGTGGAAGGGTTAGCTATTGAGAAATACGGTCAGGAACTCGGCCAGCAGATGGCGCTGCGCATGTACCGGGACATGTTAGATACGGACGCTGAGAACGGGCTTCGACTCTCAAAAATGGGGCGGGAAGGTTTTAATCTCCTGCATGACAGCTTCATTGAACAGATTCAGAAAGAAGGTATGCCTGACATGCCGGTTATGCACTGAGGAGGACGAAAATGAACACTGTAACGATCAACAACAAACAACTGCCGGCAGTCGAGTATCGCGGTCAGCGCGTTGTGACGCTGGCGATGATTGATGAAGTCCACCAGCGCCCTGACGGAACTGCTGGACGTAATTTCCGAGAAAACAAGTCTCGACTTATTGAAGGAGAAGACTACTTCGAATTAGGTTCCGACGAAATTCGTCGACACCTGCCTGACGGTACTTTCTCCAAGTTTGCAGCATCAGGAATTGTACTGGTCGAATCCGGTTATCTGATGTTGGTGAAATCCTTTACCGACGATCTGGCCTGGCATGTTCAGCGTGAGTTGGTTAACAGCTATTTTCGCACTCGCGCACCACTGACTGAAATCGAGATGATCGCCGCAATGGCCGCCGATGCCGTTCGCCAGCAAAAGCGCCTGAATCATGTTGAAGAGCAGATCGAAACAGTCACAGAAGCTGTGGAGAACATCAAACGCGGGACCATGCGCGCCGGATATGTCGGTTACCGCCAGGTGGTAGCCAAAAGCGGAATGAGTGACGCCAAGTGCAGGAATTTGGTCAATGCCTACCGCATCACGACAGACACGCACGAATTTATGACTCCAGACGGGCTGTTGTCACGTAGGGCTATCGTCGAACTGGAGCCGTTTATGGCCGCGTTTCGCCAGATGATGTCAGAAGCTGAGCCGCGCGGCACCCGCTGGTATCACCCTAAAATGGGCCTGTTCCAGGCGATTGGGTGGGAGGGTTAAGAATGCACAAATTCTTCGTGGAGACAGACAACCTGAACACTATCAGCGATTGCCTGCAGCAGCTTGTTAACGCAGAAGAGGCGCAGCTCAGTATTGAAGAACAGCTGGCGAAATCGAACAGCAGCAGTGAATGGAGTACATGGCGCAAAAAGGCAGAGAACGCGCTGCGACTGATCAAAGGGAAGCGTCGCATCATCACAGCCCGTCTGGCAGTCCTGCGTCATGAGGAAAAAGAACGCAACCTGGAGCTGCACCAGCAGCACAACGATTTCCTGGTTCAGGCTCTGCGCGAAATTGTAACGCCCTCCTCTTTTGCGCGTTGCGTGCGTCTGGCTAAAGAGAAAATGGAGGAGCTCCATGCAAACCAGTGCTGAAATCGTTCTTCTGGTGCCGAATGACTGGGTTAGCGAAAAGGTTCTGATTGCGGTTACCGGGCTCAAGCCCGGAACCATCACCCGCGCCAGAAAAGAATCCTGGATGCTGGGCCGCGAGTACCTGCACATTTCACCAGATGGTAATCCCAAGCCTTCGAGCGAATGCATGTACAACAGGAAAGCCGTTGATCTGTGGATCGAGGCGCAGAAAAAAAATCAACCAGGTGCGAAGACAGCATGAAAAGCAGTACACTCGTCCACGCTCCTGGACGTCAGGAGGGATCAATGGCTAATGCATCATACCCGACAGGCGTCGAAAACCACGGCGGTTCGCTCCGCATCTGGTTTCTGTATAAAGGTAAACGTGTCAGGGAAAACCTAGGTGTCCCTGACACTGCAAAAAATCGCAAGATAGCTGGCGAGCTGCGTTCTTCGGTTTGTTTTGCGATAAGGATGGGGAATTTTAACTATGCAGAAAAATTCCCAAACTCACCGAACCTTGCCCGGTTCGGTCAAGATAGAAAGGAAATTACTGTGCTGGAGCTTACCGAAAGATGGTCAGAGCTGAAGAGAATGGAGATCAGCTCTAATACCATGAGTAGGTACGAATCCATCATAAAAAACATGCTTCCGCGCATCGGCGAAAATAAAATGGTTTCTGCGGTTACCACTGAAGATTTGCTGTATGTAAGGAAGGAGTTGCTGACGGGCTTCCATGTAATGAAGAAGGATCACCGGACACAGGTAAAAGGCCGGAAGTCTTCCACGGTGAATAATTACATGATGCTGATGGCCGAGATCTTCCAGTTTGGAGCTGATAACGGCTACGCAAAGGAAAACCCGTTTAGCGGAATTAACCGTCTCAGGAAGGCAAAAGACGAACCAGATCCACTCACGACAGACGAGTTCATCAGGTTCATTCAGGCATGCGGCCACCAGCAGATGCGAAATCTCTGGACCGTCGCCGTTTATACCGGAATGAGGCATGGGGAATTATGTGGTCTTGCATGGGAAGACATCGATCTCACCGCGGGAACCATTACGGTTAAGCGTAACCTTACCCAAACGTATGAGTTCACCCTGCCAAAAACCGAGGCAGGCACTGACAGGGTGATTTATCTCATACAACCAGCTATTGATGCCCTGAGGAATCAGGCCCAGCTGACGCGCCTTGGCCGGCAGTATGAGATTGAAGTGAAATTGCGGGAATATGGTCAGTCAGTCATACACCCTTGCACTTTCGTTTTCAGTCCTCAATGCGTCAAGCATGGGCCTCGTAGAGGATATCACTACGCGGTTAATTCGATTAATAAAATTTGGGCCCCGATAATCAAGCGCGCCGGAATACGGTACCGCAACGCCTACCAGTCGCGACATACTTATGCGTGCTGGTCATTATCAGCTGGGGCAAACCCAAACTTTATAGCAACTCAAATGGGACATACCGATGCACAGATGGTTTACAAGGTGTATGGAAAGTGGATGTCAGAGAAGAGTGCCGAACAGGTTTCCCTGCTCAACCAGGCGCTTTCACGCTTTGCCCCATCACTGCCCCAAAGCATGGTTGTAGCACAGTAGTAATCTGTAAATTCAAGTGGTTAGCAGCTCTATTGCTACATTTGTATAACACGGGGCACAAAATGCCCTCGACCATAAAACGCGCTTATGTTGTGATCGGGGTTCAATAAATCACTAAACAAGGTATACTCCGGAGTTGTTTATTGTACTAAACGCTCCTGTGAGAGGATGCTACTGCGCACCTATGACTCAATTCGCTTCTCCAGTTCTGCATACGTTGCTGGATACCGACGCGTATAAACTGCATATGCAGCAAGCCGTTTTCCACCATTACTATGACGTTCACGTCGCGGCGGAATTCCGCTGTCGTGGCGACGACTTGCTCGGTATCTACGCAGACGCCATTCGTGAACAGGTCGATGCTATGCAGCATCTGACGCTGCAGGACGAGGAATATCAGTGGCTTTCTGGCCTGCCCTTCTTCAAAGCCGACTACCTGAACTGGCTGCGCGATTTCCGCTATAAGCCGGAGCAGGTCACCGTGCTTAACGATAACGGCAAGCTGGATATTCGCCTTGAAGGTCCGTGGCGGGAAGTGATCATGTGGGAAGTGCCGCTTCTGGCGGTGATCAGTGAACTGGCTCACCGCTACCGTTCGCCGGAAAAAGGCGTCGAGCAGGCGATTGCCGCGCTGGAAAATAAACTCGCAGCCTTCTCCACGCTGACCGAAGGGCTGGACATGTCCCGCTTCCGCCTGATGGACTTTGGCACGCGTCGCCGTTTCTCGCGTGACGTTCAGGAGGCCATCGTTAAACGTCTGCAGCAGGAGCCGTGGTTCGTGGGCACCAGCAACTACGATCTGGCACGACGCCTCAGCCTGACGCCAATGGGCACCCAGGCACACGAGTGGTTCCAGGCGCATCAGCAGATCAGCCCCGATCTGGCTAACAGCCAGCGCGCGGCGCTGGCCGCATGGCTTGAGGAGTACCCGAATCAGCTCGGGATCGCCCTCACCGACTGTATTACGATGGATGCTTTCCTGCGCGACTTTGGTCCCGAGTTCGCTGAACGTTACCAGGGGTTACGCCACGACTCCGGGGATCCGGTTGAATGGGGTGAGAAAGCCATTGCCCATTACCAAAAACTCGGCATTGACCCGATGAGCAAAGTGCTGGTCTTCTCGGATAATCTCGACCTGGCGAAAGCGGTCGACCTCTATCGCCATTTCAATACCCGTGTGAACCTGAGCTTCGGGATTGGTACCCGTCTGACCTGCGATATTCCTCAGGTAAAACCTCTGAATATCGTCATCAAACTGGTGGAATGTAACGGCAAGCCGGTGGCAAAACTCTCCGACAGCCCGGGTAAAACCATCTGCCATGACAAAGCGTTTGTCCGCGCATTGCGCAAAGCGTTCGACCTCCCCTTGATCAAAAAAGCCAGTTAAGCGCTTACGGGAGCCTTTATGGCTCCCTTCTTCTTATTTATTTCTCAATTCTTCTCTTTTGACTGCGAAATTTACTTGTCTGATAGCGGATGGCAGGTAACATAGATATCCCCCCATAAGGGTGGACAAGTGTTTATTTTTTCCGACTATTAACAGAGAGAATATTATGAGCGTTGTGCCTGTAGCCGACGTACTCCAGGGCCGTGTCGCCGTTGACCAGGAAGTCACCGTGCGCGGATGGGTGCGTACCCGCCGAGATTCTAAAGCTGGCATCTCCTTCCTCGCCGTCTATGACGGTTCCTGCTTTGATCCTGTACAGGCCGTCATTAATAATTCTCTGCCCAATTACAATGATGACGTTCTGCGACTGACAACGGGTTGCTCCGTCATTGTTACCGGCGTGGTTGTGGCTTCACCGGGTCAGGGCCAGAGCTTCGAAATTCAGGCCACTGCGATTGAAGTCACCGGCTGGGTTGAAGATCCGGATACCTATCCGATGGCGGCAAAACGCCACAGCATCGAATATCTGCGTGAAGTCGCCCACCTGCGTCCGCGTACCAACCTGATTGGTGCAGTGGCGCGCGTGCGTCATACGCTGGCGCAGGCGCTGCATCGTTTCTTCGATGAGCAGGGTTACTTCTGGGTGTCTACCCCGCTGATCACCGCGTCCGATACGGAAGGTGCCGGTGAGATGTTCCGCGTCTCGACGCTGGACATGGAAAACCTTCCGCGCACGCCTGAAGGTAAAGTGGACTATGACAAAGACTTCTTTGGTAAAGAAGCCTTCCTGACGGTATCCGGTCAGCTCAACGGCGAAACGTACGCCTGTGCGCTGTCTAAGATCTACACCTTTGGCCCAACCTTCCGCGCCGAAAACTCCAACACCAGCCGTCACCTGGCGGAATTCTGGATGCTGGAGCCTGAAGTGGCCTTTGCAGACCTCGACGATGTCGCTGGCCTGGCAGAAGCCATGCTGAAGTATGTCTTCAAAGCGGTGCTGGAAGAGCGTCCTGACGACATGAAATTCTTCGCAGAACGCGTAGACAGCGATGCTGTAGCGCGTCTGGAGCGTTTCGTCTCTGCCGACTTTGCGCAGGTGGACTATACCGACGCGGTCGCGATCCTCGAGAAATGCGGTGAGACGTTCGAGAACCCGGTTTACTGGGGCGTTGACCTGGCGTCTGAGCACGAACGCTATCTGGCCGAGAAGCATTTCAAAGCGCCGGTTGTCGTTAAAAACTACCCGAAAGACATTAAGGCCTTCTATATGCGCCTTAACGAAGACGGTAAAACCGTGGCAGCGATGGACGTACTGGCGCCGGGCATTGGTGAAATCATCGGTGGCTCTCAGCGTGAAGAACGTCTTGACGTGCTGGACGCGCGTATGGAAGAGATGGGCCTCAACCCCGCTGACTACAGCTGGTACCGCGATCTGCGCCGTTACGGTACCGTACCGCACGCCGGTTTTGGTCTGGGCTTCGAGCGTCTGATTGCCTACGTTACAGGTGTTCAGAACGTACGAGACGTGATCCCGTTCCCACGTACTCCACGTAACGCCAGCTTCTAATCGGTAAAAGACTGAAATGGCCAGCAGATGCTGGCCATTATTTTATTCTGTTTTGTCAGTTTTCGTCAGCGCAAAGTCAGCGTCTTTAAACCTTCCCCCCGTCACAACCACTACCTGTTACGTTTTGTTTCCGCGAAATATCCAGCCACAAAAAATAAACCCCATTCTTATTGCGATTATTACACCCTTAGGCGATAGCACAAATTTCAACCACTTTTACAGCCATCCGGAAGGCCTTTTGCAGTCATAAGAAAAAACGAGCCGTTTAAGGTCTGTTTATACGAATCGCCTTTATCTCAATTAATCATAAGGAATTCATATATATAGGATAGGATTTGCTGTTTAATTCGCCAGGGTGTTCTGAAGTTTGAGATGGTTCACAAAGTTCCGAAAAATACATATTTGGTTACACATATTTTCTTTCGGTTACTTAATCTTGAGAATTGTAGCACTTTCAGGCTAGCGAAACGCTTCGCCGAATGGAAAGATGCCTGTCAGATACATAAAGACACCAAACTCTCATCAATAGTTCCGGAAATATTTATTGACAGAATTTATTGACGGCAGTGGCGAGTGTCATAAAAAAACCAATGAGGGTAATAAATAATGATGAAGCGCAATATTCTGGCAGTGGTAATCCCTGCCCTGCTGGTAGCCGGTGCAGCTAACGCTGCAGAAATCTATAACAAAAACGCTAACAAGCTGGACTTCTACGGTAAAGCTGTAGGTGAGCACATCTGGACCACCAACGGTGACACCAGCAACGAAGATACCACCTATGCCCGTATCGGCTTCAAAGGTGAAACCCAGATCAATGATCAGATCACTGGTTACGGTCAGTGGGAATACAACATGGACGCGTCTAACGCAGAAGGTTCTCAGGGTACTAAAACCCGTCTGGCATTTGCTGGTCTGAACTTCGGCGACGCGGGCTCTCTGGACTACGGTCGTAACTACGGCGCTATTTATGACGCGGCAGCATATACCGATATGCTGGTAGAATGGGGCGGCGACGCATGGGTTGCGACTGATAACTTCATGAACGGCCGTGCTTCTGGCCTGTTGACCTACCGTAATAAAAACTTCTTCGGCCTAGTTGATGGCCTGAGCTTTGCCCTTCAGTATCAGGGTAAAAACGAGCGCAGCAACGCTGTTGCTGCAACTTACACCGACAATGGGCTTTGTTGAATAAATCAGATTTCGGGTAAGTCTCCCCCGTAGCGGGTTGTGTTTTCAGGCAATACGCACGCTTTCAGGCATACCTGCTTTCGTCATTTTGTTCAGCGCTCGCACCACGGCCAAAGCCTCCGCAACCTGACCATCGTAGTCACGCAGCGTCAGTGAACCCCCGAACAGCTGTTTTACCCGGTACATCGCCGTTTCCGCTATCGAGCGACGGTTGTAATCTGTTGTCCATTTCCACCGCGCATTACTCCCGGTCATTCGCTGATTAGCCACTGCACGGTTACGGTCTGCATATTCACCGGGCCAGTAACCCGCACCTTTTCGGGGTGGGATAAGCGCGCTGATTTTCTTACGCCGCAGTTCATCGTGACAGAGCCGGGTGTCGTAAGCGCCGTCTGCCGATGCTGCCCTGATTTTTCTGTGAGTCTGCCGGATAAGACCCGGGAAGGCTTCTGAGTCCGTCACATTGTTCAGCGACAGGTCAGCGCAGATGATTTCATGTGTTTTACTGTCAACGGCGA